GATTGTGTGGCTACACTAGAGCAATACATTCCTGATACAGTTTCTCCTAAATCGTTTGGAGAGATAGTTAATTCTGCTGGGGGTCATAAAGCAATCAATTTGTCAACCTCAGCAGGACCCTTACTTAAAGGCAAGAAGCGAGATTATATGATGAGCTCTAGTCCATCTGAGCTTATCTATAATCCTAAGATTTGCGAAACTCTTTTATATATGCTTGATTGCTGCAATAGAGGCGTAAACCCTGTTTTGCTTTCGTCATCATTTAGTAAAGATGAGGCTATATCTTGGGCCAAACTTTTAAAAGGAAAGTGTAGACAAGTCTATAATGTTCCTTTAGAGTTTATTATTTTTGGATATATGCTTTTTGGAGAGGTTTTTGAGTCTATGATGTTGAATAGAGGAAAGGGCCCTAGTGCTGTGGGCGTTAATGCAGCGTCTCCTGAGTGGTTTGAGCAATTTCTCAAGTTAAATCGAGGTGATGATCCTCGCTTTGATCATGGCCTTTTTATTGATCTTGATGGAGCTGACTGGGACGCGCTACAACGTTTAATTTTCGACGCTATTGAGGTGTTGATTAGAATACTTATGAAACGGGAAAATTATCTTCCAATTCATATTAGATTATTGCGTGGATTCCAAGAAATGTTATTTCAACATATTTTAAAAGTTCGCGGTGATTTGATTATGCTTATTTTAGTTTTTCTATCGGGTATGTTTGGCACAGCTGAGTTCAATATTATTTGTATGATGTTAGCGTGGCGTCGTAGTTATTATATGCTTTTTCCAAATATTAAACGCTTATTCTCGTATCATTTTTCTGAGGAGTTATATGGAGATGACAATCAGCTTAAACCTTCTCTAGAAATGTTAAAGATGATCGAGTTTGACTTAAATAAATATATGCATTGTTTTGCCATACAAGGCATTAAAATGACCATGTCAAATAAAGATGATCCGATTTCTTTTGTTAATGCTGAACGTTTAAAGTTTCTAAAACGTAGGTATAATTTTGTTGATGGGTTATGCTTAGCTCCATTGGAGGAAAAAAGTATTCTTAAGAGTCTCTGTTTCTATACCAAGAATAGCGGCTTGACTAGACGTGAGTATCTACAAACGGTCTTTCCACAAGCGGCTAGGCAATATTTTATGTATGGATCACAGTACTATGATGGTTATATTCTATACCTTGAGAAATTGATAGAATATTGCGAGACTTTTCCGGAGTACAGTGCTTTAAGTATTAAATTACCGACTTTTACCGAAGTTCTAGAGGAGTATAGTAAAGGAACCTATCAGGATTGGAGCCTATAAGCAGGCTCGACCTGGAAAGTCTTTAAACTCACCCCGACCAACGAAGTTCGTAAAACTCAATGCATGTATGCCACATTTGTATATATTGTAAATACCGGTTTAATTTGTCCCCGTTACCGGCGGGGCGTGTATATATGGTTAGTCCGTACGATCGTACTGGACAGTAGAAATAATTTCGATCACAGAATTAACAGAAAATGCTAAAATCTCAGTGGAAGTACCACTGAGTACTGAAAAACAGGAAGTCACTATGTTTTCCTTGGCAGATGAGTCCATGCCTGCCGAGGTTTTAGATGTTCCAAAAACCAATTTCACAGCTCCAATGGATGGTGGTCTTAAAGAGTTTTTTGCGCGACCATTAGAAATAGCCTATGTAACTACCGACAGTGCTAGTTTTGATCCCTGGAATTTATATTTAACTAATACTGCCGTTAACTCTAAAATGCGCAATGTTGGTTATATTAGAGGTACCATTAATATGAAGATCACCACCACCACTAACCCTTTTATATATGGTAGAGTGTTATTTGGATTGTGGCCTGGGAGTTTTAGAGGCAATAATTTATTAACTTTTGATCCTAGTGCTATGTGGTCTATGCCTTATCATGTGGAACTAGATTACTCGGTCACTCAAACGGCAGATTTATCTTTACCTTGGATGAATTTTTCTTCAGGTTTGGCTCCTGGCGGTGCTTCGCCGTATATAGTGAGGTTGCAACATGTATACGGCCCTATGGATGCTAATAATACGGCTACGCCGGCAATATCTTTTAGGGTGTATGCCTGGTTAACTGAAGTTGAATTGATGGTTCCCACCCCTCAATCCAATAGGAACGTTCGTTCATCGAAGGAGTCATATCAACCTATTTCTAGCATGGCTAAGAGCGTTTCCGCTACACTTGGAGGCTTATCGGATGCCCCTGTGATTGGCTCTTTTGCTAAAACTGCTAGTAAAGTGGCTGCTGGGGTAGGTAAGGTGGCCCAAGTTTTTGGATATTCAGCCCCACCTGATCTGGTTAAGCCTACGGTTACCATTTATAAAGTAGCCGGTAATTTGGCATTAACTGAGGGTGCTGACTCTTCGTCTAGATTATCTACGGACCCAAAACAGGAGAAACCTATTGATGGAAGAACTGTGTGTGGCATAGACGATGATGAGTTATCTCTACGTTACGTTATCGATAAGCAGGGGTATATAGGAAATTATACTATGACAACATCTTCTGCCATTAATGCTGTTCTGGCTCAAATACCTGTTGCACCTGGGGCTGCAACTGCTTTAGCTGGAAATGGTTTTACCATGACCCCATTAGGATTTGCTAGTCTACCGTTCGCCCAATGGACAGGTAGTATAAATTATCGTGTTTCAGTTATTGCGTCCAAGTTTCATAAAGGTAGAATTAAGATTTATTGGACACCGGCGACTACTGCGCTAACTGATGATCCTCTTAATACAACCCACACTATAGTTTTAGATACTGTGCCAGGGGCAGAATGTGTATATAATGTACCTTATAATAGGCAATATCCTACATACAATTTCTTTTTAGGAGATATCACTGCTTATAATTCCAATTACTGCAATGGGTATCTTAATATAGCCGTAGATGAAGTTCTTAACGCTCCTAGAGCGGGTGCTGATATTAATATAATTGTTACTTGTTGGGGTGGGGATGATTATGAGGTTTTTACTCCTAGTCTCAATACCCTTAAATATTGTAGAACATACTCTCTTGGTGCGACGCAGTTTCAATCCCCTCAGACCTATCAGTTCACAAATTTTTGTGATACTAGTACTGTAATTCCTACACCAAATTTTCAAAGTAATAAGGATGTTAAAAATTCTTATGTTTGTGAGGATGTATTTGGTGAGAAAATACAGTCCTTTCGAGCTTTGATGAAAAGATATTATTACTCACATAGTCTTACTATCCCAAATTCACCAGATTATAGGGCTCTTGGTGTTGTTTTGCGAAGAATGCCGCCGGCAGGAGATACGGTGTCTTCGGTGGCGTATGGTGGAGTTACGACTCTTTTGTTGTACCTTAGTTTTGCTTATTCCTTTGCATCGGGTAATACTCGAGTGAAGTATGTACCTCAGAATCAATCCTTGGTCCACTACACCGTTTATAGGGGGCCTCTAGCAA